TTAGAGAAAAGCGTCGATGCTGCGCACCTGGAAATTATGAAACGGCTCTGGACAGACGCGCACATCAACAATGTTTGGACCAGCGGCAATCCAGAAGGCGCATTAATCGAGGCAATCGTGCGCGGCACCGCGCGCAAGGTCTGGGGAAGCGCTGGCGCCAATAACGAAACGCCACTGTGCGAGCTGGAATACAACGTCAGCTGCACCTACCGCACTGAATGGTATCCCGACATCACAGACACGCTCAACGAGATTGACGTCACTACGGGCGTCAAGGCTGGCGATACGTCAGCCGAAATGGCTCAGCGCCAGCAAGTGACTGTCAAGTACATGTTCAGCGCGCTCCGCGCTGCTCTGCAGAAAGGAAATGGTCATGGTTGAAATCAAGATGACGATGAAGACGCAGGGCGAGCAGATCGCCGAGCGGCGAAAGAAAGTAAATGCAATGCGCACACGGCCAGGCCTGCGCGTCGAACCGGCAAACGATGACATGCGTCGATTGCTGAAACACCCGCGTGCTGGCGGCTTTCGTGCGGAAGGCTCGCTGGAATGGCCGGATGATGTTTTCACGCAGCGGCGCTTGCGCGATGGCGACATCAGACTGGTCCTCGACGAGCACGAAGAGACTAAGCCGGCCTCGAAGGGTCGTGCGGGTCACGACGTCTAATCCAAACAAACAAGCCGGGCCAGCGGCTAGTCCTTTCCAAACAAATCAGGAGGGCTAACCATGCCTATCTCGTTTGCTAATATCCCGGCAAATATCAAAGTGCCGCTCTATTACGTCGAGGTTGATCCTTCGATGGCAGGGCTGCCGTCGGTCAATCTCAAGGCGTTGATGGTAGGCACTATGCTCGCACCTCCGCCCCGAACGGTCACTGCGGCGACGGTTGCTACTGGAGGTTCGGGCTACGTCGTCGGCAACACGATAAATTTGGCCAACGGTGTCGTACTCACCGTTGCGACTGCGACTACCGGCGCAGTTGCCACGGTGACAGTCACCACGCCGGGGAGCGCTCAAACGATACCATCGAACCCTGTGCCGCAAGTCTCGACCAACGGAACGGGCACGGGAGCTACTTTCAATCTTACATGGAGCGCCGCGGTTGCCGGTTCATACGGTACTGCGACGCCTGATGTGCCGATCCCGATCGGCAGCCAATCGCAAGCCGATCAAGCCTTTGGACCTGGCTCCGAATTGAGCCGGATTTTTCAGGGGTACTACAGCAACAATTTCGCCAACGAGGTGTGGGGTCTGCCAGTGGCAGAGCCTGCAGGCGCTGTCGCGGCTACTGGAACGATCACCATCACACAGTCGCCAACCGAGGCCGGCACCATTCACTTGTATATCGCGGGCACGCATGTCCCGGTGAATGTGATGACGACCGACACGCCGACAAATATCGCGTCGGCGATCGTCAGCGCGATTAGCTCACTTTATGTCGATGGCGGTCCCGCATTGCCGGTAACGGCTACTGCAGCGGCCGGTGTCGTGACGCTTACGGCGCATTGGAAAGGCGTGGGCGGCAACGAGATTACCGTGATGCAGAACTATTACGGCACGCTCGGCTCGGAAATTACACCGCCCGGCCTCGGGATCACGTTGCCGTCGGGCGGTCTGCTGAGCGGGGGCACCGGGACGCCCACTATGACGAATGCCATCAGCAACATTCAGTCGCTCGACTTCGAATATGTTGCCATGCCCTACAGCGACTCCAACAGTTTGTTTGCTTGGGATCAGGAATACGGCATGTCCGATCAAGGGCGATGGGGTTGGCAACGCCAAAAATTCGGCCACATCTTCTGTGCCAAGCGCGGCACCTATTCGGCTCTGCTGACTTTCGGCGATACCTTAAACAGCCCGGTCGAGTCGGTCTTGGCGATGGAGCAGACCATGCCATCGCCAGCGTTCGAAGTTACTGCGGCCTATGCGGCCAAGGCGCAGCGCGCGCTGATCAATGACCCGGCCAGGCCGCTGCAGACGCTGTCGTTGAATAACATCAAGCTGGCGCCCGTTCAGGATCGCTTTAACTGGCCGGAACTGAATTCGTTGGCCTCGAATGGCCTCGCCATTCAGGAAGCAGGCTCCGACAGACAGCCGATGATCGCCAGAGAGCAAACAACGTACCAGCTGAACCTGTACGGTCAGAGTGATGACGCGTATGAATTGGTCACTACGCTGGCCACGCTGGCAAAGCTGTTCAGAAATCAGCGTCATGCGATCACCAGCAAATTCCCGCGCCATAAGCTTGCTGATGACGGGACTAAGTTTGGTCCGGGGCAGGCGATCGTCACGCCTGGCATCATCAAGGCTGAACTCGTAAACGAATACCAGCAGGACATGTGGAACGGTCTTGTGGAAAATTTGCGCGAATTTAAAGCGCATCTAATTGTGGAAAGGGACCCCGATAATCCGAACCGGGTTAATGTCCTGTATCCGCCTGATCTGATCAACCAGTTACGCGTCTTTGCAGTGCTGGCGCAGTTCAGGCTGCAGTACGATCGCGGCATCGACTTCCAGATCATCGGCCAGGCGCCGCCGCCATTCCAAGCGGCCGGTGGTACGCCGCAATAATCCCCTCTCCGCTCTCTATCAGCCGGGCCAGCGGCTGAGTCTGCTCCAAACAAATCGCTAGGAGGACTCTGCTATGGCTCAACGCATAGCTGGAATTGCGTTTCTAACTGTGGACGGCGAGCAGCTCGCGCTGCGCGGCAACTTCACAGTGTCACCGAGCGCTGTCGAACGCACCATGCTCGCCGGCCAGGATGGCGTGCATGGCTACCAGGAGCTGCCACGCGTGCCGTACATCGAGGGCGATCTATCAACGGTGCCAGGTTTGTTGCTTGAGGATTTAGAAGCAGAAACAGATGTCACCGTCGTAGCTCAGCTGGCCAACGGGATGCAATATACTTTAACGGGCGGTACGTGTAAGGCCGGGTTCGAGAACAACACGCGTGATGGTCAAGTTCGCGTTCGTTGGGAAGGCCTGGCGTGTCAGGAGATCGTGCTGTGAACGTTGCAAAGCCAATTCGCGAAGGGTTTGTCGCCGACGAGTCAGTTGACGACACGATCGAAATACAGCCGCCGCAACCTCAACCGCAGCCGCGGCCTCAGCCGCAGCCTGAGCAGCAGCCAAAGCGCGCTGCACCTCCGCCGCATATGGAGGACCCGCCCGACCCGGTGGACCAATTCGTCGGCGGCAAAGATAAATGGCCGATGCGCGTCAGGCTGCTTTACAAGCCGATACCTGACAGCAATGGCAACCTGGTCGATACGTTGGAATTCCGGCAGCCACGCGGCGGCGATATCAATCGCTATGGCAATCCGTGCCGGATCAATCAGGAAGGTGACGTCGTCATCGATGAACGCAAAATGCACTACATCATGTCGGCGCTGAGCGGCATTCTGCCTCCGATGCTCGAAGCGATGGACCCGCGCGATTGGAATTCGTGCGCGTATCGGCTACGCGATTTTTTTCTCCCCGATCTTCGGGCGTGGCTATAAGTCCAGCCGCCGCAGAAGAAATGATCCTGGATTGTTACCGGCTCGCCGAGCACTACCACCAGCATCCCGATGTGTTTCTGAACATGCCTCTCGAAGATGTGCGGCTGCATTGCTATCGCACCGCGCAGCTGATCGAGCGACGCCGAGCACAAAGCGGCGATTAATCAATGCCTGAGTTCGACGAACTAAGGCTGCAGGTCTCTTTTGACGATCAGGCATCGGCGGGTCTGGGCGGCATTCTGAGGCTGCTTAAAGATGTTCAGCGCGAAGCCGGTAGCGCAAAACTCAAAGAGCAGCACGATCTATTCGGCAGCGTTCTGAAGGCGACGGGCCTTGAGGCCAGGGGCTCGGCGAAGGCCTTCGAAGAAATGACGGCGCGTATGGGCCATTTGCCAGGCCGCGCCGCGACATTGGGATTTGCTTCGATCGAGGCCAGCAAAAAGCTGGCTGAGTTCGGCGAGCGTGTGCACAGCATGGGCCGCTTCGCTGAAGAGATTGGATCGACCTACGCCAACGTCAAAAATCTGACCGAACAAATGGGCCGCGCTGGCATCGAGGGCCAACGGGCCGGCGAGATCATCGCTCAAGTCCTGCGCGCACAAACCGAAGCGCGCACGCGCGGTCTCAGCAAAATGTTCGACGAGCTGAGTCAGCGCTTGCGGCGGCCGGATATGGCGCTGCCGCTGCAGGAGCAGCTGGCCAAAGCCGAGACCGATGAAGGCGCATTCCGCGTCATCAAAAAATTCCTCGACGATGGCGCTGCCGAAATCAGGCGGCTCAATAAGGATCGCAGCGAACAATATGTGCGTCAGCAGATCGCAGCATTCAATCGCGTGACATTGGACGCGTTGGGTATCAATCAGGAATTCCAGCACGCCAAAAATATGGAAGAGCTGGAAGACAAGCGCGCCAAAGAATTGAACGAGCGTGAAGAACGCATTCGCCAGACGATGGATAAGTGGAACGAGACCAAGGAGAACCTGCGGCAAATTCAGAACGAAGTTATTTCCAAGGCGTTCGAGCCGAACACCGGCTTTGCCAGGATGATGGAAAACGCCAACACCATGAGCGCCAACATTCTGCAATATCTGCGTGACATCGATGCTGGCGTGACCGGCAAAAATATTTGGGACTACGTCAAGCCGCCGCAGTGGGTATTTCAGCTGTTGGAATTATTGCGTGGCGGAGGCGGCGGAGGCGGTCAGCAACAAAGATCGCCGCAAGACCCGACGGCCAATATTCAGATGTTCGCTGGCGGTGGCCTCAGCAGCTCGGGCACGCCGCGAACCAACAATGACGACCTCGGTCGCTATCGAACATTTCGACCATCGACCAACATCGAGGACCATCGCCGCGCGACCCGCGAGAACAAGGAGACGCAGTCGGAAAACACCAAGCGGCTGAAGCAAGTCAACGATACGATATATCAGCTGCTGCATCCGGCCGAGGGCGGCGGCGGTATAGGCGGCCCCGGACCTGGTGGTGCGCCGTCGGGCCTCGGCCGCATCCTTGGCGGCGGGCCTGGCGCTGCTGCAGCCAGTCGAACGCCTGGCGTCGGTGGTGCACCGGCTGGCGGCGGCACACGGCGGCTAGGTGGTCCGCATGTCGGTGGCGGCGCACCGCGGCGACTCGGCGGTCGCCCGTCGGATGGCGGCAGACGTGAACCGACTGGCGGTGGCCGCACTCCGCCACCAAGCGGACCAGGCGGAGGGCGAGGCGATCCTAGAAATAAGATTGCTTTAATCCGCGCTGAGGCAATTAAGAACGGCGTTGATCCCGATGTTGCTGTTGCGGTCGCAAGATCGGAAGGTTTGACTTCATTCCTCGGTGATCGCGGGAAATCCGGCGGTGCTTTCCAGCTCTATACCGGCGGCGGCCTCGGCAACGTATTTCAGAAAGAAACGGGACTCGATCCGCTCGATCCGAAGAATGAAGACGAAACGATTAGATGGACGCTGAAATATGTAGGTCGCACTCACGACTGGTCGCCCTGGCATGGTGCGCCGCATGCTGGCATCGGAAGGCATCAAGGTTTCGATAAATCGCCCGCTGAATTAGAAGAGCGAGAAAAGAAACGGACACCAACAAAGCCAGCAGAACAAGAAAAACCGACAACGCCAGCAAAACCGCCCACCGCAGCGAAGCCGGCAGCAGAGCCGCCGAAACCTGAGGTCGTTCCAGAAAAGAAGGATAAGGCGGCTGGCGGCAAAGCCGACGGCGGCATTCTGCTCGGCTTTAAGGGCAAAGATGGCGCCTGGGATCAAGGTGCGTTCGAGAAGACCGCTGCGTCGATGGGCTTGCGGCCTGTCACGGTGTCGTCGTGGGAAACCAACAAAGCGGTTGCTGAAGCAAATCAGATCGCGCAGGGACACAACGGCCCGATCCATGTTTATGGCTTTAGCTTAGGCGCACAGTCAGCGCGCGAATTCGTCAAAGGCCAGCCCGAGGGCAGGATTGGCGGTGCGACCACGATCGCGCCTTTTCACGACACCGATCTATCACCGCTCGCCAAATTGCCCGAGTACAATAACTATCCAGACAGCAGCTCCTGGTCGGCGCCGGCTGGCAAGGGCTACAAGGTCCCGGGCCCGCACCTTGGCACGCAAGCGCATGTCGCTGACTCGCTGTCAAAGAAAGAGCCGACAGTAGCGCAAGAGCCGACGAAGCCTTCGCTGGCCGCAGGTGGCCCCGGCGATCCGCGGTTTTCAATTCAAGATCGGCCAGGTGCGCATGGTGCCGATCCGCGGCTTTATGAAATCCTCAAAGAGTCTTCGAAGTGGCTGCCCGATGGCTACCGTCTCGAAGTGACCAGCGGCAAGGAAGGTCGCTCCAAAGGCTCACCGTGGCATCCTGGTGGCATCGCCATCGACGTCGCGATCATCGACAAAGAAGGTCATAAGGTCGCCAACTATCAGAACCCCGACAGTTTCGATCTTTATCAATCGCTGGCGCATAAGGCGCGAGAAATTCAGTTATCGACGCATCCAGAATTGAGCAACAAATTCCGATGGGGCGGATATTTCAGCGGTCAGCTCGGTAAGAAATACGGCGCGATGGATTTGATGCACTTCGATCTTGGTCCGACCAGCATGATGGGTGCGGGATCATGGGAAAAGGGTTTATCAGCAGACGCGCATCATCAATGGAACACCAGGCATGCCGGATTGCCAGATAGTCCACTGACCGGGCCAGGCAAAGAAACCCCGATGTTCGCGGCCGATCCACACAAGGTGCGCACGACGATGGACAGTTCACACGCCGAAAAAGTGCGAAGCGAAGTCGAAGCGGCTGGCAAATTGAAAGCTGAAGTTATCGCTCCGCCTGGCACCAAAATCCACATTGTTGGTGGCGGCGCTTTCAAGCAAACAGAAGTCGTTCGCAAGTTCACGCTCGGCGATGTCAGCAAGGCCGTGAAGGGCGAGACTAAAACAGCAGCCGCACCACAGGGCGCATCACCGTTGTAATCCGTCATGGCCGAATACGAAGAACTAAAAATCGGTGTGCGGCTAACCGGCGACGCGCAAGCGCAGCTGGAAAAGTACAAGAGCACGATGAAGGAAGCCGCGACCGGCGAGACGTCGCGGCATATGGAGAAAGGCACCAAGCAGCTCGGCTATCTGCAACAAGGCCTGAAGGCTGTCGGCCTGGAAGCGTCCGGCACAGCTGCACAATTGGTGCGCCTGGCTGGCGGCCTCGGCGCTACCGTTGGCGGTGTTGCGGCGCTCGGCGCGGCCTATGCGCTGGCGGCCAAGAAGATCGCCGACATGGCGATCGCCATGAACCAGGTCAGCCGTAGCGCCGAGGAGATTGGCACGACGCTGGCGCAGAAAATGAATTTTCGCGACCAGCTCGGCCGCATGGGACGCAGCGCCCAAGAGGCGGATCAAATCCTGACCGATACCATCAGGGTCGCAGCCGAGAACCGCACCAAGGTGTTTGACCAGCTCGCCATTCGATTAAAACAGGGCGGCAGCAAATTTCGCGAAGACTTTCAAAGGGACCTATATGGTGCTCGCACCGAAGTCGAGCAGTTCAATGTCATTCAGAAATATTACGAAAGGGCCGGTCAGCTCGGCCGCGAGCAGCACAAGAACGAAAGCGAAGCGCAGCAGCGTGAGGCTGCGGCCGAAAAGCAGCGTATTTTTCGCGAGGAAACTGGTTTCAGTCTCGATCTGGCGCAGACGCGCGAGCTGCACGAGATGGACGCCGAGCGTGTCAAGTTCTGGGAGAAGATGGACGAGAATTCGAAGAATGTTGCCGCCAACGCCAACAGCGCAAAGGAGAACATTCACGCGATCGTTGCCGAGCTACAAAGCCGTTGGTTCGATCCAGATAAAAGTCCGTTCCCGGCAACGCTGAAAAACATCAACGACCTGACTGCCGATCTGCTCAAGCTGCTGACGGAAAGCGATCCGTCAAAAATGAAAGAGCACTGGTCGAGTTTCTGGAAAGACTTGTTGCCGGAAGTCACGATCGACCGCGGCTCGCCGATGGATTGGCTGCTACGGCATTTCCGCCATACGCTGCCCGGTGCGCCTCACATCCCCATTCCTTACACCGGAGAGAAAGGCGGCGACCTGGCCAAGCAGCTCGGCATCGATGCGATCCCCGAGCTGAAGGATCAGAAAGAAAAGACCGACGAGAATACCCGGCAACTCAAGCAGCTCAACGATAATCTTTATCAGCTGCTGTCGCCTGGCGGTGGCGCGACTTTCACGGGCGAGGGCGGTCGCGCTTCGGGCGAGAGTTACGACACCTCGACTGGCACGCCGCGCGCTCCCGGTAGCTACACGCCCGCGACGCCGGAAACACCAGCAACGCCGCCAGCCCCGGCGAACGTACCAAAAGCACCAGTACCAGCGACGATCGAGACAATGCCTTCGCCTGGCAGCGTCGCGCCACCAGGCTCGCCGTTCGATCCGTTCATGCCGAAGACTCCGAACACACTGACGACAGCGCCGCCGTCAAATCCAGGTGGTGCATTCGAGTCGGGCATTCCGACCTATGCGAAGGGGTATCTTTCGGGCATTGCGCAGACGGAAAGCAGCTGGAGCGAAAGTCAAGCTTACAGCGATAGTCTGAATAAGGTCGCCAATAATGCGACAGTCCGCCAAATCGGCTACAAGATGGGTGCGGATTTCGGCTACTTTCAAATGAACCGGCGCGATGCCGATTTTGCCGTGCGCAATCTTGGCATGACAGCGGAGCAGGCTTCGCATCTGTACGGAAAAGGTCCAGAGACGCTAGGCGGAGCGCGCGAAGGGGCAAGCACCAAAGAACAGCAGATGGATGCTGTCAATGAATACTCCAAGCGCCGCTGGCCTGACGATTACAAAAAATTGGTCGAGACAGGCGATTGGAAAGCGTTTCGAAAGGCGCACGGCAATCAATGGTTTGGTCCGTGGCGGAAGAACGCTCCAGCTGAAATACAAAAGGAAATGAAAAAGGCCACTGATGAGGCGCGGGTAGCAGGCGCCTCGGTTCTCGGTGGCACTGAGGGACCGGCCGAAGCAGCTGCCCGCCAAAGGATTGACGGCGATGCTACGGCGCGGCAGCGGCAAACGGAGCCAGCCACGGGCAATGTGAGAGTGGAAGTGCCGGCGCCAGGCGGCGGTCGCCCTTTGTCGGACTCGCTGTTTTCGAAAACGCCGATGACGCGCCCGACGCAGATGCAGCCCGCATCAAGCGGCGCGCACGACGAGCCCGCCCGGCCGGGCGCATTGCAGGGTTGGAATTAAATGGCGACTATCTTCGATCTGTCGGACATTGCGCAGCGCCACGGTCAACCGCCGACGGTGTGGCGCGATCAACTATTGCCAGCAACATTTCGCGGCCAGCAATTTCATTGCGAGTCAGTGTCGCGTGAGAACGGCACGCACGTTGTGCTGCACGAATTTCCGAAGCGGGATATTCCTTACGCCGAGCCAATGGGTCGCCGCGCCTATGAATTCACGATCCGCGGTTACTGCATCGCCTATCCGTTCAATACCGGCCAGCCGCTTTACCAGCGCGATTATCGGACGCCGCGCAACAATCTGATGCAAGTGCTTGACGAAGGGCAGCCCGGCATCCTGCAGCTGCCGACACTGCCGCCGCTTTATGTGATGTGCACGCGTTATCGCTGGACCGAAGAAGAACGGTTCGGCGGCTATGCAACGTTCGACATGTCTTTCGTCGAGTACGGCATCAAGCCGGTCTATCAGGGCATCAGCAGCTTTCAGCAGGTGGTCGCTAATGCCGAAACTTTGAAGGCTCGTGTTCAAGCCGTGCTGGCGCAGGGGCCAGTGAAGTCGCCGCCGCCGCCGTATCAACCCAGCGGCGTAGTGATCCCGCCGCAGGTGCCGCCGCCGCCGTTCCAAACGCCAGTCTTCACACCGCCAGGCTAACGACATGGAAGAAAAAGACGCACGCGAGGCCGAGGCCATCGTGCAGCGCGCAATGAGGCATTTGGCCGAGACGATCGCCACGACTGGCGAGCAAGGCGCTAATGCCCGCAGCGCAATCGGCCTGGTCAATGCGAATGCCTACATCTGGCTGCGCGCCGATCAGCTCGGGCCACCATTGCAGAATGCGTTCGACCTCTGCCTGCAGGCTGGCGCGACGCAGCCGGCGATCGACCAGGTGCGGGTATGGACCGACATCGAGCAGCCGATCACGCTCGGCGGCGTGCTGATGCAGAATTCCATCATTCAGTTTTGCCTGGCACTCGAAAGCGAAATCATCGCCGGCACGAAATTCATCAGCCGCCAGGATGTTGATGCGCTGTTGAAAGCGATCCGCACGCCATTCAGCAACGCTGTCGAGATTGCAGCCGACGAAATGGACCAGGCGACCTATATGGCGCTGGTCGAGCTGCAGGCATCGCTGACCAATCACCTGGTGGTGACGGCAATCCCGCTGCCGCAGCTGGTCGGTTATCAGTTCACCGATGTACTGCCGAGCCTGGTGATTGCTTATCGGCTTTATGCTGATGCCGGCCGAGCCGATCAAATCCGCGCTGAAAATAAAATCATCCATCCGGCGTTCTGCCCGCCGTCTGGTTTAGCGCTGAGTATGTGAATGGCTGATCCGCGATTTCCCGATGTTGTCACTGGCCCAACTCAAGAGCCGCAGTTTTCGAGCGCGCCACCGACGCCGCTTGGCATCATTCCGCCAGCTGCTATCGGTACGCAAGGTCAGGACATTGCCGTTCTGAAAGTCGGTCTTAAGGAATTTCAGGATTGGGAAACCGTAATGGTGCAAACGCGCTGGCACGATGAGTGCGATATTGCTCGCTTCAGTGCCGCCGAGCGTCGTGACGATATCGTGCCTTACTGGCAGCTGTTGCAAATCAAGCCGTGCGACACCATTGAAGTGTGGTTGTCGGGCCAGCTCGCCATGACCGGCACCATCATTGAGCGCCAAGTCGCCTACGACGCCGATAATCATGGCGTGCAATTCACCGCCAAAGGTAAATCCCGCTGGGCCTACAAATCATCGGTCAATTCGCAGACCGGCAGTTTCGACCAAATGTCGTTCGAGGAAATTTACAAAAAGGTTTTATCGCCCTATGGCACGCCGCTAGTGGTCGGTGTGCTCAATCCGCTGAAATTCCAAAAAGTTCAAAATCAACCCGGCGAGTCGAATTGGGATTTTCTCGAACGCCTGGCGCGGGTGCGCGGCATCATTCTGGCCTCGGACTATACGGGTCCGCCCGTCGCGGTCGGCATCTACAACACGCAGCCGAGAGCGGCGCTGATCGAAGGCGTCAATATTCAGGCAATGAACGCAGTCATTAACGTCGATGAAACTTTCGTCAACTACAAAGCCATCGGTCAAATGGCAGCCAGCAACGAGACAAGCGGCACGGCGGCCAGCGAGCAGGAGAGCCCGCCGGTCGGCGGCACCGGCTGCAACGAGTCGATCCTGATCACGCCATCCGAGCAGCCGGTCACGCTGCCCGAGCTGCTCGATCGCGCCAGGAACGAGGCGAAGTGGCACGAGGCGGCAAAGCTGACGTGTACTATCGTGGTCCAAGGCTGGACCTATGACGGCGTCAATCTATGGCGCGTCGGCACCAGCGTCTGGGTAAAATCGAAAATGGCGATGCTCGACAACAAGCTGAGCATTCGCCGCGCCACCTATACGCAGGATCGCAATCAAGGTTCGCTGACCACGCTGGAATGCGTCTGGCCGTGGATGCTCAATGACTCGCCCGAAGTCGAGGGCCTCAACCCGACGCCGCCCGATCAGCCGCCTGGTGCTCCGCCGACGGCCGAGCAGATCAAAGACACGCTTCCATTCCCCTGAGGAAAAATTATGCACCGTGCTACTGGCTCCAATTCATCTTTCCGCGGCTACAGCTCGGGCGGCTCGCGCTCGGTTGTCGGCTCGGCCGACGACTCGAAATTCATGCAGGAGATGCTCGGCAACTTCATGAAGAATGAGACTCGGTCTGCGATCGAGTCGCCACAGAATTACGGCTTCACCTCGGTTGTGATGAATGCAGTGCAGAGCCTGGGCGGCAGCGGACTCAGCGGCGGAATGAGCGCCATCAGCAAGATCGTCAGCAGCGCCGAAACATTCATGTCGTTTATGGGCGGCAACCGATCATTTCCAGTTGCAGGCAACATGGACGATCGGCGGCACCGGCTGATGGGGATGGATCAAGGCGACTCCGGAATGTTTTCGACGCAGGGTCGCAAGATGCAACATCTGATGACGGGCGATGGCGTTTTTGGCCATGCGCCGAACGACAAGACCTATCGCATGGCGCTGCTCGATGACAATTCTGAAAAGGATATGACATCGCAGAGCTACCAGGCACAGCAAACCGCGCAACTGCCTGGAGGTCCGGCGCATAAAGCGGCATTGCTAGCGCTCGCTGCCGGGAAAATCCGCGATATCATCGAACCGCTCATCGAGCCAGAGCCTGGCGTACCGACGCTCTACGATACAGGTGGCACTGGCAGCGCCACCAGCGGGACGAACTCGTTCGGTTCAATGGGCAGCATGAAGATGGGCCAGAAAAGCCTGAAGGATAAAAACACTAAGGCGAAGATTTTCGTCGATATGACCAAGGACGCCACACGCGCAGCCGGCAAGATCGTGCAACTGATCATGGCACAAGGCGGCGGCGGAGGTGGCGGAGGTGGTGGCGGCGGAAGTCGCGCCGGCACTTCGGGCGGATCAGGCGGCAGCAGCCAGCAGCAAGGCACGGTACTCGCCGAGGTAAGCAGCGACTCCAAGTTCTACTGCGGCGGCTCGCCGAAAAAAGGAAAGTATGCGCTGATCGTCACCGTCAAGGGACCGACGATCAATGTGCCTGGTCGCATCGGCTGACCGAAATCATTAGAGATTTTCGCATCATTAGATGCAGCGCGCGATCGCGCGTCGCACACATGAACGACCAACAGCGCCATATTGCCAATTGTGTCAGCTTTCGAGGCAGCGACTTTCGCTCGCTGACACTGCGGCTCGATGCTGCAGACTTTGAGCTGATCGAGCGGCTCGCCAAAGAACGCAATTTGCCTACCGGCACCTGCGGGCGCCAGTTGCTGCACGCAGCTGTGCACGAGCAGCGGATCATCGAGCAGCTCAGGCCAAGATCATGACCAGCACCGTGCCTGACGTCCGCCTGGTCCAGTCGTTTCGGCCACCCTATTACGAGGTGACGATCGACTGGCAGCTGCTCGACGA